TAATAGGAAAAAAAGATGGCTAGAACAACCACAAAAAAAGATACTGTAAAAACAGTAAATTACCTTAACAAAGATTTTAATGATTTTAAAGGTAATTTAATTGAGTTTGCTAAACAATATTTTCCAAACACATATAACGATTTTAATGAAGCTTCTCCAGGTATGATGTTTGTGGAGATGGCAGCTTATGTTGGAGATGTTCTATCCTACTATATTGATTCACAGTTTAGAGAGTCACTTCTTTCATACGCACAAGAAAAAAGAAACGTTTATAATATAGCTCAGTCCTTTGGGTATAAACCAAGAACGACATCAGCGTCAACTGCAATATTGGATGTGTTTCAAACCGTACCCGCCTTAAATCAGTTACCAGACCTAAGATACTCATTAAACATACCAGCTGGTGCTGTGATAAACGCGTCATCAACAGGAACAACCTTTAGAACAATAGAGGATGTTAACTTTAAATTCTCTAGTTCTTTCGACCCGATGACCGTTTCTACCTTTGAGACTGATGGTGGTGTTCCAACAAAATTTTTACTAAAGAAAAAAGTAAAAGCTCAAAGTGGAGAATTATCGACAGAATATTTTAATTTTAATTCAGCAGAAAAATATAGTGAAATAAAGTTATCAAATCCTGATGTCATAGAAATAATATCTTGTATAGATAGTGATGGAAACAAGTGGTATGAGGTAGATTCGTTAGCGAGGGATACCGTTTTTGAAGACATGGAAAATAACATAGAAAACGATCCTTCTTCCGTTGGAGATAGTAACTTAGCTCCATATATCTTAAAACTTAAAAAGGCGTCTCGTAGATTTTCAACACACATAAATGAAGATGATGAAACTGTTTTGAGGTTTGGTGCTGGGGTTTCCGATAATCCTGATGAGGAGATAATTCCAAATCCAGACTCCGTTGGTTCTAGTCTACCTGGCAGTCCATCAAAATTAACAGAGGCTTTTGATCCAAGTAATTTTTTAAAAACAAAAACATTTGGACTCGCACCAGCCAATACAACACTTACCATAAAATACTCACATGGTGGGGGAGTAGATGATAACGTAAATCAAGGTGAGATAACTCAATTGTCCGATATAAGTTTTGAAATACAGACAAATTTACTATCAGATTCTTTGGTTCAAGACTCTAAAGATTCAGTATCTTTTACTAACCCAAAACCAGCGACTGGTGGTTCTTCGGGTGAGAGTATTCAAGAGGTAAGAGAAAACGCTTTAGCATACTTTCAAGCTCAACAGAGAGCTGTGACAAAAGATGATTATATTGTTAGAGCATATTCTTTACCATCTAAATATGGTAACGTCGCTAAGGTTCATTTCGCACAAGATGAACAGTTGACAAACTCTAGTCAAAACAATCAAGATTATGTTATAACGGATGATGATGTGGGAGTTAGTGTAAGTTCACTACAAAGAAACAAAATACCAAATCCATTAGCACTAAACATGTATACTCTTGGTTATGACAGTAATAGAAAATTAACACAACTAACAGAGACAACAAAACAAAATTTAAAAACATACATGTCTCAGTTTAGGATGGTTACAGATGCTATAAATATAAAAAATGCATACGTAATAAATGTGGGAATACAATTTTCTATTTTAACTAAAGCTAATTTTAATAAAAATGATGTTTTACTACGATGTGTAAATACCATAAAAGATTTTTTTGATACAGACAGATGGCAGATAGGTCAACCAATCGTGTTGGGTGATATAGCGTATGAAATATCTTTAATTGATGGTGTAGCGTCTGTCGTACCACCGATTGAAGATAATCCAGACAATCATCAGATAGTGGTTAAGAATCTATATGATGTAGGTCAAGGTTACTCTGGAAACATATACGATATGAAAAGTTCTATGAAAGGTGGTATTTTATATCCAGCTTTAGATCCTAGTATATTTGAGGTTAAATATCCTAACACAGATATTAAAGGAAAAGTGTTGGGTGATAACTTAGGGATAGTGGAGTAGATACATGCATTATTTTACATTCGCAGAAAAAGACGCAACTTTATATCAAGCTAGTTCTAGTTTAAACTCTGGTATGGATGAGATATTAGAGGTTAGAAAAGATGTTAGTGATAATGGAACCACGATAAATTCTAGTAGGGTTTTAATAAAATTTGACTTATCTAAAATATCAGGATCTATCTACACTGGAACAATAACAAATCCTAGATTTTTCTTAAATTTATATGACGCTAGACCAGAAGCGTTGATAACATCACAAAGTCTATACGCATATCCAGTTAGTGGTTCTTGGGTAATGGGTGATGGATTTGCGTCAGACAATCCAATAACAACAGAGGGTTGTAGCTGGAACTTTACAGATGGTCTTACACAAGGAACCAACTGGCATTCATCCGTTAGTTCATCTGGTGGTACTTGGTATAGTGGAAGTGGATTTGAAGCTTCACACTCATTGAGTCACAGAACATCCGATGTTAGGATTGAGGTTACTGATATAGTTGATAAGTGGTTGGCTGGCACCATACCTAATCATGGTTTCATGGTAAAGAGAAGTGGTAGTGTTGGTAACCTAAGTACGGGTAGTGGAGCTGATGAGGGTAACTCTAATAGGTTTGGTAACCTATCATTTTTCTCCTCTGATACCCATACAAAGTATCCACCTACACTAGAAACAGTTTGGAACGATTCTAGGTTTCATACAGGATCTTTAGCCCCTTTATCTGGTTCTGAGATGGAAGATATGGTCATATACATGAAAGGATTAAGACCAGAATATAAAGAGAACTCAAGGGTAAAGTTTAGGGTTGTCGGTAGGGAGAGGTTTCCATCGACAACGTACTCAACAACCCCAGCTAACCTAAACGTTAAATATCTACCTAGTGGTTCATCGTTTTATTCAATTAGGGACGCGGAAACAAATGACCTTATCGTACCTTATGGTAGTGCTTCACTATTAAGTTGTGACAGCAGTGGTAACTATTTCAACCTATGGTTAGATGGTTATCAACCAGAAAGATACTACACCTTAGAGTATAGGATTCAAAGTGGTAGTGGTACAGTTGAAGAAATAGATCAATATTT